TGACTCTAAAAGTAGAGGAACATTAAAATTTATTCCCCATCGTGTCATTATCAGTTGAGGTAATTCCTCATTAGTGCTGTTTATGATATTGATTACCTGATCTTCTTCATCAGGATGTACATCAATAACAATACTGTCGTGTACCGTATTCACTATGCAAGAATTTTTACCCTGCAAAAGATGTTCTATGTGCAATAAACACAGCGGTACTATATCACCTGTAGCAAATCCCTGCACAGGATAATTCTTTATCTGGGTAAAGTGGGACACTCTACCACTGGCACGTCTTTCAACATCAGGAAAAGCATACTCGCGTCCTGATGGTGTTACTATTTTAGAGGTAGTTAAAGCCTCTTTAGCCAGTCTGGAATGCCAAGCTGCGACACCCTTGTACTTTTCTGTGAAGTGTTCATAGTACGCTGCTTCTGCTTTTGTTCTGCCGTATCCCGTTGCGCCGTAGAGTGGAGCAAACGTATGCGCCTTTGCATCCTGCCTACTCGTAGGCTGACCAGCATCACTAATAACTTTAGCGGTGTATGCGTGTACATCAAATCCAGTAGATACTTCTTCAATTGCAACCTCGTCTTGTGATAAATAAGCAGCAGCGCGAAACTCTAGCTGCGCAAAGTCAGCCTCAAGTATCTTACCGCCATCAAATCGTGACACAAATACTTTCTTAACAGGAAACGTGCCGCCACGTGGCATGTTCTGCATGTTTGGATTAGCACCTGACAGTCTACCTGTAGCTGTACGATGCTGCAGTAGGCTAACGTGTAGCATACCGTCTTGTTTGGTGTAGGTCTTAATGCCATCAACAAACGATGACAGGTAGGTGTCAATAGCAGACAGTCTTCGTACCTTATACAAGAAGTCTACTGCATCATCCATACCTTTAGACTTAGCACCTGCCTCCAGCAACTCAAGGTTTCCCTTGCTTGTAGTAAAGCCGTTGGCACTAGCCCACTTAGCTGTAGGTGGCTTGAACTTAAAGCCAGCCTGAACATCAGTAGGATTAAACAAGAAGCCAGCGGTATCACAAGTAGGACACTTGCTAGGCTTTGCGAATGGATCACCATTCTTCTTGGTTTTACGTATGTAACCACTGCCGTTACATGTGGAACACTGTACTGCATTTGTCCTGTATAATCTTTGTGTGCGTGTAGCAACCATCTGTCTGAACTCATCGTCTGGCATGTAAGGGTCAACCAAAGATGACCAGTCATTCTTATCAATAACCTTGCGACCATATATGACCCAAGACAATTGCTCTGGGCTGTTGAGATTGATAGGCGTATCACCCATAACCTTACGTACATGAGACTGTAAGTCTGTAGTAAGCTGCAACTTCTCTGCCTCAAACTCTTCACGCACTTCCTCTAGCTTAGTTAAGTCAACGGCAAAGCCTGTCTGATATATTTTAGTCAAACATTTAGCAACTCTGTTCGTTAGCCTGACAGTAGACAACAATCCAGTATCTGCTTTTGTATTAAGACGATACCACAACTTATCTGCAAGCTGTTGTGTAGCGTGAAGGTCAGCGGATAGATACTCACACAACTCATTGTATGGTATGTCTCGTGTACTGTACCCCTTCTTGAAGTATTCTTTTAAAGTGTCCTGCTTCTTTGTGTCACACTCGTAGCGTTCTGCGCAAGCCTGTAAAGATAGCGGCTCTTTAACACCACGCTGCAATACATACTCAGCAAGCATAGTATCAAACACTGCACCATCATACTTAAAGCCTGACTCCCATAGCCATAGCAAATCGTATGCCACGTTATGACAGATTAATACAGTAGCTTGGTCAAGATACCACTGCACACGCTCATGGTAATCAGCTTGACTAGGTACATCAGCATGATCAAATGGGAAGTGGTGTTCCACTCCTTGATCTGTCAGTATACCTATCATAGTCAATGAGTTGTTAGGCTCAAAAGGATCAAGATGCATCTTACCATCACGATGAGTTACTGTGTTCTCTACATCAAGAGTTAGTTTCATTATTCCACTCCTTATATACGTAGTTATCAACAAAATGCTTTAAGTCATTCTTGTGCCTATACCATTTGTTTTTTCCTAATATTCTCCAATTGTTGTCAACAAGACTAACAATAAACTTTCTATTAACGAGTGCTAATCCATAATCATAGTCTTCTACTACACCACAAAGATGTATTAACTCTATTAGTTTTCGTATTCTCTGCGCTTCTCTTCTATGTCTGTTAGAATATTGCAACTTGTGGTCATTGTCCTTATCACACTGCTTGGCAGCTTTTTCTGCCTGTATTAATAACCACTCTAAATCTGGTATATCTGACTTTCTGTACTCAATGTCTTCTCCGTCACATATACAATCTTTATCGCTGTGTGTCATGCTGTATACCTCGCTGTTTGATATTCTAACTGACAGTGTACACTACCATGCCAGCCTGTCAACTTATTTTTTACTACGTTGAGGTGACGTTCAACGTCTTCTTCATCCTGTCCTTGCACTGGTGGGTTCTTAGCTATCAGTATCATCAAGTCAGCTTCAGCAGCCTTACCTGTACGGGAGCCTTCCATCATGGACTGATTGAGTACAACCTTACCCTCTGCCTCTGCAGATAGCTGCGACATGTAAAATACAGCGCAGTTGTGCTGCTTGGCAATCATACGCGCATGAACTGCATTAGCTTTAAGTGCTTCATCTGGACGAGAAAAGCCGCCAGTCTTAGCAAACTTATCACCCATGTCTAGCAAAACAATGTCAGGCTTGTATGCCTTACATACACTCTCAACCCAATTCATGTCACGACCAGTTGCGTCCTTAATCTTTATACGTTCCTTTACTGGTGCGTACAAATCACGTGCCTTAGTCGGATTAGCTTTTACTTCTTGCATAGTCATACCAGTTGCAGCAGTAAGGTATCTAGCACCCACACGATGGTAGCCTTCTTCATTACATAAGATAATACAGTTAGCTCCCTGATGAGCAAAACCGCCCGATGAAGCAATCAAGCTGGCATGGAATGATGTCTTGCCTGTATTGGGTCTTGCACCAATCTCAATCAAGTGACCAGCATTGACACCCTCTACCTTTCGTACCAAGCTAGGTATGTTAAATGTCCAACGTGCCTCAAGATCATTACGTGCAAGCAAGGTTTCAATGTCAATGTCATCCCATTCAATACTTAGATTAGGTGTGAAGTCATCACCGTATTGCTCAAGCATCTGTCGCAGCGGTTCAAGGCTAGTCTTGTCACCGTTGACATAATCAAAACCTAAGTTAGCAATGTCCTCACCGATTACCTGTTGAAACAGTTTCGATAGTACCTCTTGTGCTATATCACCACCCATAGGCTGCTCACGTTTTACCTGACCAAAGAGACTGCTATAGGAAGCCTTCTGTGCTGTAGTTAGTGTGGGATTGTTCGCCATGAACAATGCCTCAATCTCATCAGGTGTCACAGTACGCTCGTAGCGATCCATAGCTGCATCAATAGCTTGCTTGATCTTACGCACGTCCTTACTAAACAACCTGTCTGGACAGCGAGAGCCACGATGATCCTCGTAGAACTCCTTGTCCATTAAACTTCTAATTAGTGATAATTCCATTTAAATTCTCCATATCTGTCGGGTTACGATATTTCAAGTCATCCTTCAAACGTAGTACACGAACATCGTTGACGTGTCCTCGTAATTCCTTTGCCATCTGTAACGTCTTAGGTAGCGCATCGGGGTCTAACGCTATTACTGCTGTTGAGAACTGTGCAAGATACCTTTTATGCGACTCTTGCAGTGACGTGCCAAGAAGCGCAACCCCGACAAAGTTACCGTAACCAACAACGGCTGCACTTACACAGTCCTCAACAACTATTGCGACTTTACCACATCCAGAGGTATAAGGCAAGCCACTATTTCCATATCTTTTCCATTTAGGTAGACGCTGACCTGATAATGATCTGCCAGTAGCATCTACAATTTTACCGTCATGTATGACAGGGAATACCACACGGCTTTCCTTCACATCATACATAAGACCCAGCTTATCTACATCTAAATCCCACTTATCACACCATCTGTTCATGTAAAGATTGTCACGATGAGGCACAATATACTGAGGCAGATCGAATGTATCCATTGCGAACTCCTTACTGCCAGCAAAGCCAGCCTTTATATCCTCTACAGATAAATGCACACGTGTGCTACCTGATATACCACAAGAGACTTTGTAACAATTCCATACAAGACTACCCATATTATTGGTAGCTGTAAATGTTTTGTATCCCTTACAGTTAGGACAGTTCATTCTTTTAGTCTCACCATTACTAAGACCTAAATCACTTACTATGTTATATATATTATTCATGTAATATCACTTTCCTTTGCGGCAGTTGAATGCTTATATCATGTGTTCTTACGTGCTGTCAAGGCATTATTTGCACTTGTATACGTATTTTTTAGATATGGTTTAACTGACTGCGGGTTAGCATGTCCTGTAACCGACATGATTTGTCCTATTCCTACATCCGCATCTACCATTTCTGTCACGCCAGTGCGTCTTAGGTCTGACAGACGTAATTCTTTTGACAAGCCAGCATCATCCATCAGTTTACGTGCATGTAACGGCAGCTTATACATAGTGTATGGTTCATATACCCCTCTGTATGACACAGGTCTGGGTGCAACGTAAGGCTGAAAGCCAAAGTCTTGCTCTTGTTGTATAAGCATATCAAGTAGGTCATCATCAATAGGCAACTCAACCTGCGCATTACGCTTAGACTGCTGAATCACTACACGTTTCTTTTCAAAGTCTATTGCATCCCACGTAAGCAGACGCATGTCGCCCACTCGCTGACACCATTCGTAGGCCATGTGCGCAATCAAACCTACGTTACGTGTGCTAAAATCGCTGTAGGCGGCATCTAGCAGCTTTCTGACATCCCCCTTCGTCCATACCACCTTACGCGGCTGTGTGGCTCTCCTACGTACCGTAGCGAAAGGATTGATATTACAGTGTTCCATTCTTACTGCGTAGTTAAATATCATTCTAGCTGTAGCCATAATGTGATTAGCCATTGATATACCACGATCACACCATTGGTCATAGGCTAACTTCGCCTGCTTGGTAGACATCTTACTGACATCCACATCACCAAGAACTATACCATCTACTGATGTAGCTATTACGTTAGTTAAACAATACACATAATGTGCTTTAGTTTCGCTGCGTAAGTGCTTGTAATCATGTGAAGAATAGTATTCGTCAACTGCCTTTTTAAGTTTCATTTTTAATCCCTTCCAAGTATTGTATAGCGCGTTTTAATAGATCGCTGTTATCTTTAGCTATGCCTAACATTCTGTTACATTGATGGCATATCCATCCTCTAAATTCTCCTGTACTATGTGAGTGGTCAAGACACCAAGAGTTATGGCTTGGGTGATTAGTGCCTTTGATGCCATCCTTATCTCTAAGGCAGATAGGGCAGTAATGATTGTCAGGTATAGGCGGCGCAGACTTTCGTAATATTCTTGTCTGTTTCTGCGCTGATCTTCTACAGTCAACACATTCTGGCCTACGCCTAACATCTCCATTTGCATGATAAGCATCAATGGGAAAGAGAACCAAGTCAAGTTCTCTCTCACATTTAATACATACTCTGGTTTCATCACCCAATTCAACATCGTAGTCATCCTCACCGAAGAGGTTGCCCTGCATTAAGCAGCTATAGACTGAAACTGTGGCGTATTTACCCAGCCAGCTACCTCAACTTCACGCATGAACAGAGACTTAGACTGTGTGTCCTTGCCTGTATTACGTAGGGCAAAGCCGTTACGCTCATCGGCATAGGTAGCATAGTTGGTGAAGGCTGAGTATAATGCCCACAGATTGCGTCCACGCACACTGACTTCCTGATTGTATAAGCCATACATCTTCTCTGACTTTTTCTCAGACTTCATAATGCCATCAAGCATAGCTTTAACATCAACGTGCATCAGACTAGTGTTAGCCCAGCGTTGCATCTGTTCTGCTTGTGCAGTGAAGTCCTGTTGTGACTTATGCAGTTCAGTGATGAACCTGTCGAGGCTGAAGTTGGATGTGTTCTTACGCATCACCTTACTGTGATCGCCTGTGATCTGCCCATTGAGACAGAAGAAGTCGATAGCACCAAAGATGGTGGTGTTGGAACATGTACCATTGACACCATGCAAAGCAATGATCCGCTTCATCAGGGTAGTCTCGTGCTTGTCGGTGGTGATCTTAGCCTGCACATTGGGCAATGTCACGTCCATCATAGCCCAGCCATCCTTGTGTGCGCTGCGCCAGTGTACCTGTGCATTTTCCATGTCATGCTCAGACAGGGTTTCTGTCGTAGTCTGCATGACGTTAGTGAAAAAGTCAGTGTGTGATGCACATGTGAAGCCGTTGCCTACGATGCCAATGTAGTCACCTGTGTTGCCATTGATGACATACTTCTTATCGTCAACTTTAGTCGGCTCAAACTCAACATTAAAGTCGAGGTGGTCTGGAATATATTCTAGCATATCTAATCTCCTATCGTTAAGTGATGTCTTGTTATATAGTATATTCTATTAAATGTCAACTAGAAATCTATTCACCACAATTCTCCATGTACCATTCCTTATAGTTTTTATAAGCTACTAGCTTGTACCCCTCTAGGTCTAAGGTTTCCCATTCTTTGAGGTCAATCCCGCTATGTGTATGTACCATTTCCATTTCGCTATCCAGCATCACCATGATGGCGTTAGCCTCTGTAGGTGTTAGCTGTAGCCATAGTTTGTTATCTTTAGCCATTGTCAATCTCCTTTAACACCATTGGTATTCGTAATCATAATTGTACTCAGCATCAAGCTGATGCCACGCCTGTTCATAGGCATAATCCCAATTAGTATGATAGCCTGTGGCTATGTCATCATCAGCAATACATTTTGCCCAATGATCAAGGCTAGGCTCATGGTCAAGTGGTAGTTCTTCCATCATCATTCTCCTTTCGTGGATAATATACTTCTACCATGCTGTCGCATTTAGGGCAAGCCAGTATTGTTACCATGCTGAACTCGTCACCTCGTGCGTCAGCATACTCATCTAGGTCATGGTCATTGCCCCAGATTAATTTGGTGTTACAGTGCCAGCAGTTCATGTGTCAATCTCCTCTGTTTTAAAATCGGCATTAGCAAAATGAAACCATTCTGCTGCCATTTCTTCCGCATCCTCTTTATTAGCTGCTGGAACCCATATAGTTGAAGTGATTGTCACTAAGTACTCCTTGAGTGTGTCTTGCTTCAAATAACTTGTCATGTGTCAATCTCCTCTACTGTAATGTCTGCTTCATAGTCACCGTCATATTCTTTCCAGTGTATACCATCAAAGTTAAGGGCTATAATCTTTGCTTGGTCAGCAGATTCAGCTTCAATGGTGGCAACACAAGCCACTGTATAGCTTCGGGTTACTTCGTACTTAGGCATATCATTTCTCCTCTAATCATCTGCTCTATCAATAGGCCAGTCATCTACTAAAGATACATCCTTCACCATAGATGACACACACTTCATGTCTTTGTCTATGTGCTTGAACAAATCATCCTCGCTATCGCATAGGTCTATTGCTCTTTTCATAGCAATGGTCTGTGCTTGTCGCATATCGGGTGCATCCACTTCGTATGTTAGCAGCAGTTCAACTATGTATTTCATAGGTCAATTCTCCTTCAATGCATCAATTACTAGGTATATAACTACAGCCGTACCAATAACCAGATACCCAATGATGAACAAGTCATCCAAGCCCATATCAGGCATCTGGTTTTGTAGGCATAGGATTGTGTTGCAGTTAAGCAGCTTCATCTTCATCCTCATCTGCGTAAGGGTCTTTGTCTGTTTCACCTTCAAACAACCACGGCTGAATGTACTCACTGTGTAGTCCTAGATTGTACAGGTTAGCGTCAGACCAATGGCTGTCATGTACAGGTCTTAATTCACCTACAGGATTATCAAAGATGCTCTCATGTGTCAACAAATCCCACTGGTCAAAGCCACTGGACACCATGACATCCCCGATAGCAAAGAAGCTACCCATGCCAAGTTTACTATCTTTAACTTCTATTTCAAAGTCCTGCTCAACTACAAAACGCACTGTGATTTTTTTCTTAGCTGTTTCCATGTTATTTCTCCTCTATGCAAAGCATTGTTGTGTATACTCTATAATTTCCACCAGTGCCATGCCATTTGGATTGAGACTTAGCAATAACTTTATCACCAAACCAAGTACCACCTACCTTTGGGGCATAGTCGTGTGTAGCACCACGTTTTCTGTCCCTACGACTGTGATGGTAGACGTGGGTATCCCATGA